GTTAAAAATGTCTTCTACACACGCAGTAATCTATCTCGCACGAGGATTTGAGCCACAGCTTGCCGATGTATTTCTGCCGATTCTACAAATAACGGGAAAGGAAGATTTGAATTCATTATGGAAAGCAATTGGAATGTACAATACAGATATTTACTGTCAAGGGACACTGCAGAAATGGACCGTGCGGCAGTTAAGGGGATTAGGCTTCATTTTCTGTGCGCGTCGTGGACAAACTATACTCACTCTAAGTGGACCAGCACCCATTGACATTGTTTTTCCTTCGAATTATCCAAGAGACACAAATTCAAAAGAATTTGAAACTAAAATTGGCGTGGATAGAGTCCATTTACGAAGGAAGTTCGGAAATATACTAAGAGATTGGGCTTTCAAATTCGCAATTGAATTTCACGGGAGCGAAGCTGAAACGGTTATGATGGCAGATCCACGAAGACATACTGTATATGGCAAACCTACCTCACCTCCTGCTCTAGGAATACCTTCTCAAATTGATACACCTTATAGTAGTGACCATCCAACTGATGAAAAGTTAGTGTGCTTGCTGGATTATATGACCTATAGTGCAGATGTAGTCTATTACGTTGGATCGGGGGACTTACGTACACTGCAGAAATTTCGCGCCAAAGATCAAAAACGCTTTGAACGTGTAACTTGGTTTTGTATTGATCCTATAGTAGGTGAGTCTTTTGCACCGAACGTCATATGTATGAGATTACTAATCACTGACCCATCGCACCTGAGAGGCTTGAAGAAACCTGGCAACTTAGAGCATATGTTGTTATGGGATGTGCGATCTGACAAAACGGGACATGACAGTGAAGCTTGGGAAAGAATTACAGCTTATGAAGATGATCTTGGGCAGTATGTAACAATGTGTAATAGGGACTGGTTGTCACTTGCGTGTCTGAAACTTCGAATTCCAGTTACGAAACAGATATTCAACGTGTTCACCAGTCTAATTGTACCTCAACCAAATGCTCCGATCACAATGTTTGAACTTAGGTCAATAGTAAGGCTAAATGGTTTTTCTCATGTGGATCGCAGTCACATACCATTAGGTCGTGTAATAACAGTTCAACATGCAGATTGCTGCACCTTAGTCAAGAATTTTCATGGTTCCATGAGAGGTAAACGGTTAAAAAGAAATTTGTTAGAGTACTTGCACATTACCCAAAGAGATGGTCTTGAGCATAGAAGTGGTCTACCTCGTGTTGATTTATTTTACTTAACAAATAATTGCAACAGGAACCGAGTGGATATAATAGATGAAATCTTGGAAACATCCGCGCTTGCAACGGTTTGGATAGGTAATGCTGTACACACAGGATATGATGATTTTGTATATTCACCTCAGAAGTTGATGTTAAGATTCTGTTCTCAGCAACGCATGGTTCTGGATGGAAATGGATTTGTCCTATTCTTGATGTGGAAAGGCGCTCTGGGAAAAGACGGTTATAAACTCAGTTATGATCCGGCTTGGGCTTCACAATTTGGGGTTGTTACTTTAAGGACCTATCCTACAGATTTAGCTCCAGACGTCTCACTATGCAGGTTTTTAGGTTTAAGGCGATATTCAACTATGTTACGTCTTAATACGGATCATGTTCACAGAAAGCCTGATATCTTGAAAAGTCTGCAGTTGGATGTATCTGGGCATTTGTTGATTTCACTTATCAGCGGAGCTTACTGCTTTGATCTGTATTGGTGGATTAAGATGATTAGAGATTGGTCTGTTCTTCCTGAGACTGATAAGTTAATGATGATATCGCAGTATAAAGCTGAAGTGGTGGAATGGAGAGAAGATAAAGCAAATGAGCCATGGCATCAAGTCGAAGATGTGCGCGCAGCGTTAATTTTAGCGGCAGAGTTACACCTCCCAGCTGTTTGTGCGTCAGATTACCTCCGGTGGTTAGAGATTCTGCGCTAGTCCGGAAAAAGCGTTCCTTAAGGATGTGTAAATAGACATTTAAAGTAC